ATAAAAATCATTAGGGAAATAGAAAAAAAGTTTTTATTTGGGAAATACGATGAAATTGAAAATATAAAATTAGAAAATCATATATATGAAATGAAGAGTTTCGCTGAAAGTTTTATTGATAGAAAAAATATATTAAATAGAATGAGCATAATATATGAGCTGACATTAAAATATAGTAACACAATATTAATGCTTAGTTTTTATGATCCCGAAAATGTTGAGAAGAGTAAAGTTGTTGTAGATAGTGAAGTCATAGAAATAGCAGAAAATCTTGCAGAGCCATTAAAGGACTATTTCGAAAAGGATAAACTTAAAATAATGATAATGTATGAAAAAATACTTATAGAATCAGAAAAAGAATTAAATGATATCAAAAAACAGATTAAAGCCCTTTCTTTTGAATGCATATAGCCAACCATCAATATTAGGTGGTTGGTTTTTTAATGCCAGAAAGTGAGGGTAAAGCATGAATCCTGTTAGATTTCCAGAACAAAATAGCATATTTCGTCATCCTAATTGTTCAGACCTGCCGGCTCTTCATATTCACAATGAAAAGTTTGATACAGACGAGGTGGTTTCCTGTTGGGAGTTTACCAATGAAGAACTGGTGCAGATTCTGAAAACTGTACAGGACGGCAAGCGTCCACAGATATTCTTGTCAGTGATTGGCGGTCAGCCGCCGGTGGCGCTGTATATGAGAGGTGATAGAGGATGAGCATTGCAGAAGTAATTAACAGCATAGAGCATGAAGCTTTTGTGCGCTGTACAAGGCAGAATTTGAAAGAGTACCGTTGTTCATGTGGGCGTTTACTTGGAAAATTTGATGGACAAGCTGAAGTTAAGTGTCCGAAATGTGGAAAAATAAATTTTATTGTGAAATTTTAAGGATAGAAAATATTAACTGCTTGTGTTTTCTCTTTTCTTATAGCTTGATATAATGTTTTCACACGACAAAGTAAGGAGAAAAAATCATGCAAATGATAGAATTAAAATATTATACGGATTTACTTCCAGAATGTAATATTTTTACTGTAGATAATATGGTGGAACTGTTTTTTCACGATATGGAAACAAAGGCTTACTATATAGCACGGGAATTTGCGAAACAGGCAGACGAGAGTTATGTTGTGGAAAATGCCTTCTCTGATGATAATACCATTAACCACGTTGTGAGATTTCAAAAATCCAGATTAGAAGATATTGCATTTATGCAACATATTTTCACGAAAACAAACGGACAGATTTCAGGTTATGCCATTAAGAAAATCCCCATGCTTGACTTTTATTTGGGATTGGATGTTGTTCGTATAGATAGGCCATATGGATTTGCAAAAGGTCTTACGGAGGAAAAGAAATTATACCATAGAAATTTGCTGAAGCAGCTATATCAGTGGTATGGAGAAGAGGAGAATTATTGCTTCATTCCTAGAAAAACTCCATATAAGACCAAAATTTCAAGTACACAGTCAAATGCGGTGGAGAAATTCTTAAATGAAAATTATATCCCATATAAATTGAGATACGAAAGTCCAGAGTACACTCAACTCAAAAGTAGCGATTTTGAATTGATAAGAAAGGCGAGACAGAAAGATAATGAAAAATTCCATGAAATGTTATCTGCTTTTAAGAAGAAATACAATGAACTATATCATCAGTTAGTGGAAAGTGGTTCTACAAGTCCTATATGGAAGTCTGAATATGAAGTGTATAAATTGGTGAAAAGTTTTTTTGATGATGCTCTTTATCAGTATAGATCACAGTGGTTAAGGCATCAGTCACTTGATGTATATATACCAAGCAGAAGAATTTGCATAGAGTATCAAGGAGAGCAACATTATAAATCGATAGAGCATTTCGGCGGCGAGGAGTCTTTTATAAGACGGAAACAACGTGACGAACAAAAGCAAAAAATCTGTAAAGAAAACAACGTGGAGCTTATTGAATGGCGTTATGATGAACCAATAAATGAAATGGTTTTGAAAAGAAAAATAAATATTCCTTGACTTTTGGAACACGTAAGTTATAATGGATTTATGGAACACAAAAGTGAGGTGAGAATATGAGTCCAAGAACTGGCAGACCAATAATAGGTGGAAAGAAAGATATTGATGTAAAAGTGCGATTTGATAAAGAAACGCATGAAAAACTTCTTGAATACTGTGAGCGACACGAAGTAACAAGAACTGAAGCGATAAGGCGAGGAGTAAAATTATTGGTGTCAGAAGAAAAGTAAAACAGCCGTAGCACCGACCAAAGTACGCACGGCTGTTTACACAAGAGGGAATCCCTCTGTGAAATATAGTATCACAGTTGCGGATTTCCTGCAATTAAAAGATTGGAGGAAAATCAAAATGCAAATACCAGTAACAGTAGAAGTTAAAGGAATCAAAGTTTTGACAAGCAAGCAGATTGCAGAAGCGTTTGGCGCAAGCACTCAAAAGATTAAGCAGAATTTTGCCAATAACAGAAGTCGTTTTATTGATGGAAAACATTATATACCGCTGACAGGGGATGATTTAAAGGCTTTCAAGAACCAGGTCGAAAAAATCGACCTGGTTGACGGACGGGCTTCTCACCTTTATCTCTGGACAGAAAAAGGTGCACTTCTCCATGCAAAATCATTAAATACAGACAAAGCATGGGAAGTATATGATTATCTGGTGGATTATTATTTCCGGGCAGAGGAGAAGAAGAAAGTGCTTGCAACAGTGGAGACAAAACCTGCTTTGGTCGAAAAGCAGAAGAAAGATGAACTTCCGAAGATTGACAATCCGATACGGATTCTGAAAGTGCTTTTACAAGTGGCGGAGGATAGAGGAATAAAGGTTGACTCTTTTCCGTTTGGTACAGTACATAGTATGCTGAAAGGCAATCATATAGGTATCTGTACTGGTGTAACTGTAGAAAAGGCTTGCTATGAGCTTGCATGGGAGCTTTCACATTCTTTTATCCACTATGATGGTGGAGATTTGATAAAAAATCCACTGACTAAGGATTACAACGAACAGGCAGCACGGGCGGCGGAAATGGTGATAAAGATGCTTAATGTGAAAATGAGTCAGATGTAAAAGGTGGTGTTGCGTGATGAATGAGATTATTAGAAATTCAGTTGATATACGTACTCCAATAGAGATTGCGCTTGACATTGATAATGAGGGAATGACTACGGCAAGAAAATTATATAGTTTTCTTGAATTAAATCCTGCCAATTTCTCACATTGGTGCAAACGAAATATTACAGAAAATGAATTTGCCGCAGAAAATGAGGATTATGTGCGATTCGTCTTTCAAGACGAGACACCCACAGGTGGAAAAATTCAGCGTGAGGATTTTAAACTCACAGCTCACTTTGCAAAGAAGTTGTCCGTTAAGGGGAGTGGGGCAAAAGCAGAACAGGCGAGAGAATATTTCACAACAGTAGAGGAACGTGTGAGACAGAAAGCGATTGATCGTTCACAGTTATCTCCGCAAATGCAGATGTTTTATGCGATAGCGGATGAACAGGCAAAGATTGAACTGGAGCAGAAACGTCTTGCAGAGCAAACAGAACGGACAGAGCAGAAAGTTAATGCCATTGTAGATACGTTCCAAAAGGCTGATGATATAGAAGATTTCCAAAGATGGGCGAATAACAGGTTGGCGCAGATTGCGGAAAGTCCGAAGTTCGACAGAGGATATGGGCGTAGCAAGAATTATTCCCTTGCAAAGGCAGAGAGCTATGAGAGATTAAAACGGAAGAGAAATTGCCGTCTTGATGATAGAGTGCAGAAAGCGAAAGGCAGAGTGTTGGAAGAAAGACCAGACATCAAGAGGTCTGAATTGCAGAAAATCAATAAGATTTATGTGATAGCCAATGACAAAGACCTTAGACCGGCATACGAACTTGTTGTTAAAGAAATGATGATGCATTATTGTGTAAGTTAAATATTTGAGAGCACCTTAGAGAGCCGATTAACTTGTAGAAATTACAGGTTGTCGGCTCTTTTTTGCGTTATGGAGGGAAATTTACGTGATATCAGGAAAGAACACACGAATCATTAATGCGATACAAAAACTGAATCCGGGATACGAAACGCTCAATGATCTGTTTGGCATGGCGAGGGCCGTATTTGAAGAGGACGAAAGGGAGCTTCCGTATTGTTTGAAGCTAACAAAGTATGTGAAAGACATGATTGCGTGTCTGCCGCCGTCAGATCATTTGAATGGGCTGTATTGGAATGTTCTTCTTTGGGAAGCACCGTACTTGTTTGAGAGTTTTCTTCTGTACATGGAGAAAAACAGACCGTTTAGGAAGAAATTCTATGAGCCCAGGGCGAAAACGCTGAAAGTCGTTGTGGATGATCTTCAGGACTTGGAAGATGGCGTGATTGAATTTTATGGATTGTCCATGCCACCACGAGTCGGAAAGTCAACGATCTGTATCTTTTTCTTTGCATGGATTTGCGGAAAGCGTCCAGCCAGTCACAACGCTATGAGTGGACACAGTGGCATTCTGGCAGACAGATTCTATAACGACATCATAAAACTGACGGACAATGAGGAATACACATTCCATGAGATTTTCCCGGATGTACGTCTTGTGAGTAAATCTTCTGAAAAGAATGAACTGTTCTATGACGATGTAGAGAGCTTTGCCACCGTAACGTGCCGTGGTATTGACGGAACATGGACGGGTGCTGTTGATATAAGCGGTGATGGCTATCTGTATGTGGATGACCTTGTGAGGGACCGCAAAGAGTCATTAAGCCCACGGCGGCTTGAAGGACGATATCAAGATTACCTAAATATTCTTGTTGATCGTAAGAACGACGGTTCTAAAGAATTGATGGTCGGAACCCGGTGGAACGTCATGGATCCGCTTGGCCGGGTGAGAAAGAGTTTAAGAACGATCCTCGGTATCGTTTCCGAAAAATACCGGCTCTGAATGAACAGGGAGAATCCAATTTTGATTATCCAGTAAAGGGTTTCTCCACAAAATATTATCAAGACATGAAAAAGAAACTTGATAAGAACGAGTGGGAAGCGAAATTTATGCAGAACCCATTTGTCAGAGAAGGTCTGTTATTCCCAGAAGGTTCATTACGGTATTACAATGGTGTACTGCCGGAGGGCGATCATAGAGTAGCTTCTGCATGTGATGTTGCATGGGGCGGCGGTGACAGCTTGTCAATGCCGGTCGGCTATGAATATGAGAACAAGGATGTTTACATTCCATCCTGGATATTCAACAAAGGGAAGAAAGAAGCTACATTGCCGCTTGTTGTTGGGAAAATCATGGGAGAAAAGATTCGCCAGATTCAGTTTGAGGGCAACAATGGCGGAGATATGTACCGCAAGTATGTTGATGAAAAATTACAGGAGATGGGCTATAAGTGTAGCTGTACTGATAAGAAGGCGCCGGGAAACATGGAGAAAATGGCAAAGATTATTGCCTATTCCGGGTACATACAGCAACATTTCGTTTTCCTTGAACCAGATTTGCAGGATGAAGAATACAGCGAAGCAATGGACGAGCTGTGCATGACAGTACAGATCGGACAGAATGAGCATGACGATGCCGCAGACGGGCTGACACAGCTTGCAATGGCACTTGAAGGTGAATTATATGCTCAGTGTGAAGCGATGGAGAGGCCGTTTTAGGAGGCATTTATGAGAGAAGAATCTTATGATATTGGTGGTTATCAACGACTGGCAGTGGCAGTTGTAAAACAGGCTGTTACAGATTATGAAATTGCGCTGAAAAAGCTGAAACGTAACAGAAAAGATATATGGGCATCACAGATGCGTAATGATTGTGAGCGATTTTTTGAAGACGAAATATCAATGTATACAGATATTGATGGGAAAGCGATTATGAGCGCAATCAAAAAGAGAGTAGGGTGGTAAGCATGGATAGATCTATCTTTTCAAGGTACAAGCGGAATAAAAGAGAGCTTGTCCTTCTTGAAAAAGCTATTGAGAAACTTGAAAATCGTTTGGAAGATGTACCAATCGTAAACGGAAAAGTTTCTGGATCATCAAAGAATTTTCCGTATATTGAGACTCATATGACCGTACAGATGGTAGAGCCAAAAGCGGCAGATGAGATAAGCGCAAGATTAAGAGATAAGGTAGTGCGAAGGGATGCTGTCCTGAAAGAAGTTGCTGAAGTGGAAGCATTTATTTCTAAGATGCCGGATGGAGAAAAGAAAGAAATTTTCAGTATGTTTTATCTGGATGGGGTTTCGCAAAGGGAGATTGCTGATAGTGTGGGATATACGCAAGCGAGGGTATCGCAGATCATAAACACGGTTTAAAAGATTTATCACATTTATATTTTGGACATGGTATCATTATAATGAAAAGTTATATAGAAAGCCACGCGCGAGCCAGTAATGTAGTTTTGCGTGTGGCTTTTTTGGTGCAGAAAGTAGGTGAGTAGGTGGAGAATATGTGGCACAAAAATATAAAGCCCTTCCATAAGGTGTGCCGTGGGCATTATGGACGGAAAGTGATTTTCAGCAATGTGAGAGAAGTCAATAGAGAGAATGTTCGTAATGTAATGGGAAATGCTCTTCCGATTCACAACCAGAACCGTAGAGAGATTGACTATCTGTATCACTATGTCGCAGGAGATCAGCCGATTTTGTATCGGGAAAAGGATGTCAGGCCAGAGATCAAGAATGATGTAGTTGAAAATCACGCTCTGGAAGTGGTGCGATTTATGACAGCACAAACCTACGGAGAGCCTATACAATATGTCAGCACCAAGGATAAAAGCAGTTTGTCCAGTGAGATTGATAAGCTGAATGATTACATGAGGGTGATTGATAAATCATTCTACGACATTCAGATCGGAGACTGGCAGAGTACTTGCGGTACAGCTTACAGAGAGACTTGGAGTAAACGGCGGGAAGAGATCGAAGAAGGGGAACCGGCGATGGGGATTGACTGTGCTGACCCACGGGACAACTTCATTGTGTATTCTTCAAGGCATGGACACAAAGCTCTTGCTTCGTTTTCCCGGTGTTGGGATGAGAATGACGAAGAGTATTGGCTGTGTACGACACCGAAAAGAGTATTTGAGATAAAAGGTGAGAAGATTGTAAGCGATACACCGAACGGACATGGGCGAATCCTTCTTGTGGAATATCCGAACAATGTGCGGAGGCTGTCTGATATAGAAATCACCATCACAATGACAGATGCTATTAATCAGATTCAGTCAAACCGTGTAGATGGGATAGAGCAGTTTGTACAGGCTTTTGTGAAGTTTGTAAACTGTGAGATTGATGAAGATACGTTCCTTAGGATGTGTAAGATTGGGGCTTTGAAAGTAAAAACAGTGAATCCTTCATTCCCGGCGGACGTTGGCATGGTATCTTCACAGCTTGATCAGCAGCAGACGCAGACCTCAAAGGACGACCTCTACAAGAATTTCCTCATCATTCAAGGGATGCCATCTAGAGAGCAGAATACCGGCGGTGATACTGGACAGGCAGTGTACTTAAGAAATGGCTGGGATTTCGCCGAGCAGAGAGCAAAGATTGATGAACCTGTTACTATCAAGGCAGAAAAAGAGTTCCTTCGGATTGCGCTGAACATTCTTAAGACGAAGCAGCAGATTTCCGAGGAACTGACCATCTCCGATATTGACGTCAAGATTACTCGGAATAATACGGACAATATGCTTGTTAAATCGCAGGCATTGATTTATCTGCTTGAAAAAGGGATTCATCCGAAGATTGCAATACGAACCGTTGGACTCTGGAGCGACCCGGAAAAAGTTTATCTGGAATCTAAGCCGTATCTGGATGCCAAGTATAAGGTTTCGGAGGATGACCTAGAAACGCAGACAAAGCAAGCAGAACTGTTCGTGAAGTACCTCAATGCCGGGTTCTCCCCGGAAGAAGCCGGAGAAAAATCTGGTATGGGAAAGGTTGACGCTTCAAAAAACCCAAGTTTTCAGAAGTGGTCGTATGATGGCGGAGACGGCGAGGAATAGTGGATGTATGAGTACATAGGCGAAAATATAGAAAAGGTGAAGAAGCAAACACAGGCGGCGTTCAACAATTTCAGGCTGACTGTGTTGAAATTCGATGAGCTTAATGTGATGAGCGTTAAGACGGAAACAGAAAGCCTTTTCAAGAAATTGAAGCGGCAGAGCGATAAGTTCTATTCTGGTCTGATTGAATATCTGGCAGAACAGAACGGATTTGAAGCTGATAAGTATGATCTGGATGAACTGCTGGCGACATACAGCAGAACACTTCTGTATGCTTTCTCATCAGAGATGGAACGTAAACAATCTCGGTACTTTGAAACAATTTTGTCCATTGGAGATTTGTCAGACCCGGAAATTCTGGTTCAGCAGAAAAAGAATGTCCGAAACTGGAATATGCAGGTAGAAGAATTTGCAGTAGATATGGAGAGGACGATTTTTCTTAGGGAATTGCAAGATTCCGGCGTGAAGCGAGTCCAATGGGTAACGGCACAGGATGACAAGGTGTGTGCTGAATGCGCTGACTTGAATGGAAGGGTATTCGAGATAGGCAATGTGCCACGCAGACCACATATTGGCTGCCGGTGCTGGCTGAAGGGAGTTTAGAGATGATTCATAAAACAAACACTGTGAAATCACAGAGGAGTCGGGATGACCCAGCGAAAGAAAAGAAACCAAGAAAACCAAGTTATCTGAAAGACAGAAAGACTTCAAGCGGTGTCACGTTTGGAGTGTAACTGTCTTTTTATTTTGCAAGTTCGAGCGTAAGAGGACAGGAACTATACGGAGCGCACCGTGTTAAAAAAGTGTATGTTCTGAAAGAAAAGGAGAAATCGAAATGACAAGAGAAGATATCAAAAAGAGCTTTCCGGATGCTACGGAAGAGCAGATTACGGCGATTCTGAATATCAACGGGAATGATGTGAAGGCATGGAAAGATAAGGTGCCGAAAAAAGCAGATTATGATGAACTGGTTCGTAAGGCTAAAGAGTATGACAAGTTAGAAGAAGCCGGTTTGACAGACGAAGAGAAAGTGCAGAAAGCCTTAAGAGAAGCGGAGGATGCAAAAGCCGACTTTGCGAAAAAAACAAATAGACTGGATGCAGAAAAAATTCTCGTAGCCGCAGGACTGGCAGAGGAGGATTACAAGGATTTGATTGACGGCATTGTGTCTGATGATGCAGATACAACAAAGTCAATGGCAACAAACCTTGCAAATCTGATTACAAAACAGAAAGAATCAGCAGTCCAGAAAACCAAGGAAGAGCTTATGGATGGAACAAATACGCCGGGAGGTTCTGGCGGTGGCGGGGGAGCTGATGACAAGACAGACGCAGAGAAATTTGCGGAGTCTTTGGTAAAAGATAAAGGATCTGATGCGGAAAGCGCAGAGGACATTATCGGAAATTACAAGTAGGAGGTATGAGATTATGGCTATTCAGGCTATGGGTAACGAAAATATTACAGTGGCGGATGAGGTGAATATACTGAAACGACCGGGATTTGAAGCGATTCCGATTACACTTGATTCTACAGCATTTACGGATGGTGTTTGCAAGGCAGGGGCGCCGATTGGTGCAGGCGGAGTGATTAAGAACGATAAGAATTGTATCGGAATCCTGCTTCACGACGTGCCACAGACAAGACCGCAGGGGACAATCCTGAAAAAAGCATATGTCCGCAATGATGTGATTACGAAACATTACGGAACGGCTATTGCCGATGCGGCAAAAACAGCACTTCCTATGATCGTGTTTGAATAAGGGAGGTAAAGAAACGATGATTAACCTGAACGAAGTATATGATTCAGCGGCCATTGCCGTATATACGAAAAATGACAAGAGTAACAGCATTCCAGATCTTGGTCTGGCGTTCTGGCCGAACAAAAGAAAGACATCTATTGATCTAAAATGGATTAAAACAGCGAATGGGCTGCCGGTGTCTCTTGCTCCGAGTAACTTTGATGCGAAGGCTACTATCCGGGCAAGAAAAGGATTCGGCATCAACAAACAGGAAATGGCGTTCTTCCGTGAAGCAATGGTTGTTTCCGAACATGACAGAATCGAGCTGGCGAAGCTGTCTGACGTGACATCTCCGTTTGTGAAAGATGTTGTCAACAATATTTTCAATGACACAAAGACACTGGTGGATGGTGCAAATGTTGTTCCTGAAAGAATGAGAATGCAGCTCCTGTTCCCGGAGGCTGACGGTCCATCTATCTACATTTCCAGTGATGGAGTGGTGTATCAGTATAATTATGATGCTGATGGTCAGTGGGCGAAGAACAACAGAAAGGTTTTGAGTGGGACAAGACTGTGGGCGAATCCAGAGACGGCGAAACCTCTTGATGATATTGCGAAAATCATCGAGGATGCAAATGAGCCGATTAAATACCTGGTAATGTCCCAGGCAGAGCTTACGCTTCTGAAGAACTGTAAGCAGGTACAGCAGGCGATTCTTGCGCAGAATCAAACTGCAAATGTTTATATGACAAGCCAGCTTGTGAAGAACCTGATTTCCGACTTGCATCCTGGTGTGGAAGTTGTTGTATACAAGAAAAAATACAAGGATGAAGCAGGGGTTACACATCCGTTTGTGCCAGATGGATTTGTGGCATTTGTACCTGAAGGAAATCTCGGAAACACATGGTTTGGTATGACTCCGGAAGAACTGGCGAAGATGGAAGCGAAGGATGTTGATGTGACGATTCTTCCGTCTGGTGTGGCTGTCGCAGTAGTTACTACATATGATTCCACTATGCAGACAATGACGGTTGTTGCGGAAACACTTCTTCCATCTTATGAAAGAATGGATTCCGTGTATCTTCTGGAAACAGGAACAGTGGACGATGCGACAGATGGTGAAATCGGAGAACTGAATGTAACAAGTGCAGCGAGTGCTTCAACAATGGGAAGTACGGTAATTACTGTTGATCCGGAACTTACAGAAGGAAATTCTTATCGCTATAAGATTGGAAGTAATGTAACTGTTCCGGAATACGGAGCAAACGTGCGGATGTACAGTGCGTGGGATGGTGAATCTGAAATTGTAGCGGAAACTGGAAAGAAAATTTTGATTGTAGAGTGTGATGGATCATACGGAGCCGTGAAAGCAGGAATTGCTACAGTAACAGCGAAAGATTCATAGGAGTGATAGATCATGGATATTCAGAGCGAAGTATATGCGGATTTGGTGTCTGAACTGAATCTGACAAAAGAGAGCGATAAGGCGGCTATGCTTGTGAAAGTGAAAAATGCTGTCTGGGAAGTGAAAAACCGGCGGAGTTATCCGTCGCACTTCACCGAGGAGGGCATCCAGAAAGACCTTGCTACACTTTACTCGAATATCCGTGGACTGGCTCTTTATGATTATAACCAGATCGGAGCAGAAGGGCAGAGCGCCCATTCAGAAAATGGAACATCGAGGACATGGAAGGACAGAGAGGATTGTCTGAAAGGAGTTTTTGCATGGGCAGGATTCTAAGAAGAAAGGTTTGGTGATCCAGTATCTCCCAGCGGCAGGGTAACGTCGCAAATTAGTCTTAAGCTAGTCATTGATTAGTCAAAGAAGATTGTGCGTGGTGAGAACCGCAGGGTGCGCTCGGTATTGGTGGTGGGGAGAGCGCAAAATATGTTGGAAAAAACTTCCTTTTGTCGTATAATAACGATGAAAGGAGATGGGGAAAACATGGATATAATCGGAGTAATAGCAGATATTTGTACGATTGTGGGGTTATTCGTTGCAATTTTTGTTGCTTCACAAGTGACGAAAATTACTAAATCAAATAATAATAACACAGGAGAAATTCACCAAGGGGATGGGAATCAGAAAGTTGCAAAGGATAAGGCTGCATTTGCAGATCATAATTCAAAGGCTGTATATAATGATTATTCTGATTCTACGATATATGGAGAGATTGATGAAATTCCTGATGTGGATGACAATAGATATACGATAGAGGTGGAGGAAGTCCAAAAATATAGTAAGGGAGTGTCTGAAGAGATGAGCAATTTAGTAGTTCCGAGCAGTACAAATACTGTGTGTATATCAGCCGATTTTACGGACGAGACATCTAAACCACAAGAATCAAGATGGTTGGGGTATGCTATAAAATCATTACCGATGAGAGATTGGAGAGGTTTCGTTGAAAATGATTTTACATTGAAATTTAACTATATCTCAACGGAAAGTATTGATACTATTTCAATAGAACTTACAAATAAGGTCTCCAATAAGAAAATATTGCAGAGACATTTAACTGTAAGTAATAAAAATAAAGAATTTGTGTTACCTCTAGGTAAATATAAAAAGGATATTATTGATTGGAAGTCTGTGGACGAAATTTGCTTTGTGTTTTTCCCAGAGGAATGCATAGCTAAAAAGGGAACAATATACATAAGTGATTTATCTTTGATTAGGCAGTAAGGAGAATAAAATAAATATGAGGCGATGAGAAGTTTAAAGAATAACCAACGACAGCTCTGGTACGCATTGTACCAAGACAAGATTCCTATTGTGGATGAAAATGGAGACGAGACCGGGGATTATACGGCAGGGTATAGTTCGCCGGTTTCTTTTTATGCAAATTTATCACCGGGCAAAGGTACAGCGCAGGCAGCAGTGTTCGGAACGGATATAGACTTTACACGGTCTATTTCTACAACGGATATGGACTTGCCGATTACCGAGACATCGCTTGTATGGTATGAAACGGAGCCGGTTCTTCTGGATGATGGAACGGCTGACCCGGCATCGGCAGATTATGAAGTGTCGGCACCGCGTGCGGATGGTCTGAATGAATTGGTGATTGCGTTGAAAGCGAGGGCGAAGAACGCCCAGTAAGGAGAGAACATGAAGAAATTATTTATTTCACAGCCCATGAAAGGCAAGTCAGACGAAGATATTCTGAAAGAAAGAGATACAGCAATCAGGAAAGCAGAAGCGGTAGTTGGAGAACCCGTGGAAGTGATTGATTCATTTTTCCAGAACGCACCGGCAGACGCAAGACCCCTGTGGTTTCTTGGAAAGTCACTGGAACTGCTGTCTACTGCTGATGTAGCCTATTTCGCACCGGGATGGGATGAAGCCCGTGGGTGCAAAATTGAGCATATGTGTGCCGTAGAATACGGGATTGACCGTATTGAAGAGTAGCTATGCAAAGGTATAAAACGGGTTTATCCGCAAAAGGCTTCCGTGACCTTGCGAAGAAAGTCCGAGAGTATCGTAAGAGCCTGCCAGATAAGTGCGAAGAGTTTGCTTATCGGATGGCAGAAGAGGGCGTGGCAATCGCCCAGTTAAAGATACTTAGCTTTGACGCTGTGATGACTGGGGAACTTCTGAACAGTATGAATCTGGAGCCGGGGGACATTGTTTCCAACGGAGCTTCCTATTATATATACACGGATTGCGATTGGGCGGCTTTCGTCGAGTTTGGGACGGGCGTTGTCGGAAAGTCAAATCCTCATCCAGATACCGGGCTTGCGAATTGGAAGTATGATACCAACAATCACGGAGAAGCCGGGTGGTGGTACTTTAATGATGGAGAATGGCACTGGACAAAAGGTATGCCGTCTCGTCCGTTTATGTATGAGACAGGGCAGGAGTTACGGGACATGAGCGTAATAATGAATATTGCACGGGAGGTGTTTGGAAGTGATTAATGTTGAGAACAGGGTGCTTACCAATGTAAAGACCTATATTTCGGATGTTTGCCAGACAGTACAGAATGATAGTGCAAAAAGCCCTGCTTCATTCCCGGCAGTCAGCGTGGAGCAGATTGACAACCCGGACACGGCGGTTGATTTGGAGAATGCTGAAAATGCGGTGGTCTCCATGATTGAGATTCAGTCGTTTTCCAACAAAAATATCACGGAAGCAAAGACAATTATCAATAAAGCCTGTGGTGGCATGAGAATCATGGGATATGTGAGGCAGTATGGCCCGAAAAGGGTTCAGAATGCAGCAGATACAAATATCTACCGCATGGTTGCAAGATTCCGCAGGATCGTGTCATCGGTGGATGAAATAGAGAAATTTGAAACCAAGGAAGCATAAAAGCTTCCTTATTATTATGCACCGGCGATCGAAAGGGATCGTCGCTGACCGGCAGGAGTTAGCCGGTAGAAAGGATGGTAAACAATGTCAGCAGGATTAAGCACAATTAATACTGTATTAAAGGCTGGTGCTACATCTGGAGCACTTCAGCAACTATGCAAAATTAAAACATATCCACAGTTAGGTGGAGAGCCGGAACAAATCGAAACAACCGATCTTGAGGACACTATGCAGACATTTGTTCCAGGTGTTCAGCAGGTAGAGTCTATGCAGTTTACAGCAAACTTTGATAAGACGAAATACGAAGAGATCAATGAAAGCGCTGGAAAAGAGCAGGTTTATGAACTGAATTTTGGAGAAGGCGGGAAAGACGGTGTATTTTCCTGGAAAGGTCAACATTCCGTCTTCGTAAATGAGGGTGAAGTAAATGGTGTTCGTGAAATGACAATTACGGTTACACCGTCCACTATTATCAATCCGGAAGCTGCGGCAACAGCGTTTCCGAGCGTATAGATTGAAAGTTGGGAGTGATATATGTTGCTCCCTTTTATTTTTATAATTTGACGGAGGAAAAACGATATGAAATTGAAACTTAATAACAAAGTCTATGATGTACCAGAGCTGACCTTTAAACACTTCACGATTATGGAGGAACAGGGATTTTCCATTATCGAAGCATTTCAGAAGGGACAGATGATGCTCTGCTCTATGGGATTTGTTTGTGCTGTTGTTGGATGTGATCGGACAGAGGCAGAACACCTGATTGAACAGCATATTCTTGGAGGTGGAAAGCTTCAGGATATTATCAATGCATTTAGTAAGGCGGTAAATGAATCTGATTTTTTCAAAAAGATGCTCAGCATGAACGAAGAGAAAGCGGAGACCGAGGAACTGGAGAAGTAATCCGTATTACAAGTTTTAAACAGGGAATCAGCGATGTCTATCTTCCATTGGCAATCCGATGTGGGATCCCGTATTCGGAATTTATGAATTTGACTCCCAAGATCATGCACATATATGCGAAAGAACATGAAAAGGGGATGCAGAGGCAGGCCGATTTGCTTGATTATTCAGCATGGCTTAATGGACTTTATGTTCTTCGTGCCATAGATGCGGCGATTGATAATAAGAGCAAATACCCAGAAGAACGGTTTGGTGTGTCTCAGAAAGAAGCGGTAGAGCAGTCAGATGTAGCGTCCATACGATTCGGTGAGTGGGTAAAAGTCTTTAACAAAAATAAAGCAAGCAAGGTGGTGGATTAAGTGTCAGATGAAATTGATAGACTTGAGATAGTAGTCGAAGCAGAAGCGAATAAAGCGAATCGTGCATTGTCTGGCATGGAAAAAAGGTTAGATCGTGTTGCGGATAGCCTTGCTAAAGTCATGTTGCTTGCGAACAAAGGCTTTGACATGAACAAGTTCTTCGGAACTTCCACGGGTGAGAAAAAAGCTGAGCAGTTTGGCAAGAGAATGGCGGATGATCTGATTAAGGGATTCAATCTGGATCGTGCCGGTTCAGAGGTGAAAAGACAGGTTAGAAACCTTTCAAACAGTATTGCCAATGGTCTGTATTCCGGAGGGAAAAATAAAAGCTATATTTCCGACATGGACAAACTTGGTGACGTCATCAAGAGAAACGGAAGTGTAGCAGAGAATGTAAGTTCTGATTATAAAGAGCTTTACGATACCATTCGTGCTATTGGGAAAATCAGGATCAGTCCGGAAACCGCAAAATCTCTTGGGGATGATTATAAGGATCGGTCCGGTATTCTTAAAAGCAAAATGTCCACTGGAACAGGGATTGAGCTTGATAGTATTTATCAGGAATTAAAGGGAAGATTCTCTGATATTCTTCCTGATGTTTCAAATACAGAGGATCAGTTCTATGCGATTAATGATTCAGTAAGAGAATTTATTTCTTTGAGAGACCAGGCATTTCGTAAGGTCAACGAAGATGAAGCGTATGAAGCTGTCGCAAAAAGCGTTGAAGATTTGAACACAGAACTGAGAGTGGCAAAAGCAGAAAGTGACGCATTTAACAGTTCTCTTTCTGAAATGAAGTCTCTTTCAGAATCATTTAAGTTCGATTTTTCTGGGCTTGAATCTGCGCAGAAAACTATGGATTCCATGGTTAAAAAGCCAAAAGCAAGAAAAGCCCCATCTGTTGAAAATGCGGATTTTGATAAGACAGCAAGGTCAATCGATGATTTATTCGATAAATATGGCAAAGCTGGATTAGGCATTGATTATTCCGACATGGGATTCCGAGAATTGCAAAGAGAACAAGCCAAGATGCAGAGAGAGGCAAGGAGATATAGCGCTGCACTGGATGAAAAGATTTCTGTTGAGCAACCAAGAGAGCTTGGAAAAGCGTATGATAAACTTGTGTATAAAATCCAGAGGGCAAGGAACGCAACCGCAGATCTTGGGGATGAAATCGAGAAAAGACAGAGGCTGTTTCGTGAGTTGGGTGGAGCTCTTACACAGTCAGGCGGAAAAGAGAATTCTGAGATTGATTCTGCAATTGAGGAATTTAAAGGGCTTGGAAAAGAGTTTGAGTTACCTACATTCAAGACAGAAGATGATCTCATTAAATACATTGATGCGGTAGAAGAAAAGTTCTTAGATTTGTATGAGGTAGCAAGACAAGCTGATAGCGAGGTTGATTTTTCTAATACAATAAAACAGCTTGCGTACTTAGATAATATTTTGGGTAGATCCAGAAGTTATTTAAGTTCGTTTCCAGATAAAGGTGAAAGCAATATTTCCCTTCCAGAGACTTCGTATTCGGTAGATGTTAATGAAGCTCTGGATATGACATTCGGAGATGGAGCCGCAGAGTTTAAGAAGCAGTTAGATGAAGTAGGAGAAAGCGCTTCATCTGTCGGTTCTAAAATGAACAACTTTAAAAAATCGTTGGACGATCAAGAACTCAAGACATATGAGGCTCAGATTCGAAAACTGAAAAAAGAACTCTTTGAAATTGCTTCTCAGGGATTTAAGCAAGGCGATCCAGAGTACGATGAAAAGGCCAAGGAACTTGCGGTTCTAACAGCAAAACAGAAGCAGTATAACAAGGCTCTTCGTGATTCTGCAAATGCTGAGGTTGGTAAGTCCGGCAGTGCATCCAGATTGAAGAGCATCGGAAATGCATTCAGTTCATCCACTTCTAAAGTAAAAAAATTCACTACAACTGTGCGAAGTGGTTTCAAGAAAGCATCTGGGGCGGTTTCTGGTTTTTTATCAACGCTTGGAAAACTGGGGAAAGGACTGGCTTATCCAATAGAACAGCTTGGCCGTATGAGAAATGCGGTTTTTGGATTGCAACAACAAACAAATAAGGGGATGTCGTGGGGCAGGATGATCGGATCATCTGTCCTTTTTTCTTTTGTATTTCAAGGAATCAGCATGATCCAGCGGGCGATTGCTGAGGGTTCCAACAATCTCGTACAGTACAGCAATGCGTATAATCAGAGTATTTCATCGATGGTATCCGCATTGACATATCTGAAAAATGCGTGGGCGGCGGCATTTGCACCTATTGTGAATGTGGTGGCACCATATATTCAGAGTTTCATCAATATGATTGCCGGGGCTTTAAATGCAATCGGAACATTTTTTGCGGCGCTTACAGGAAAGGGATTTGTTGTACATGCCAAAAAGGTGGTGCAAAACTACGGAGCATCACTTGCAGATGTTGGATCTTCTGGAAATGATGCAGGGAAAGGGCTGGATGATGCCAACAAATCCGCAAAAAAGCTTCAACGAACAGTTTTAGGATTTGACCAGTTGAATATTTTAAATGATCCTAACGCAGGATCTGGCTCCGGAGGTGGAAATGGTTCAGGTAGTGGCGGAGGTGGTGGATTAGATCTGTCACCGTCAGAAATGTTTGAAACCGTTAAGGTTGATGGCCCATTAGCAGACTTTGCCAAGAAACTCCGTGAAGCGTTCCTTGCTAAAGACTGGGAAGGGCTTGGAGAAATCTTAGCCGATGGAGTCAACACAGGATTGCAGAAGTTGTACGATGCAATCAATTGGAAGAACGTAGGTCCAAAGATTACTTATTTCTGCAATGCGTTCACGACTACATTCAACAGCCTTGTTGATAACATCAACTGGGATTTGATGGGAAGAACTGTCGGTGCAGGAATTAATACTCTCGTTAATACATTCAATTTATTATTCGATGAAGAACGTGGAATCAAGTTTAAGTTAATCGGAGAGAAAATATCCACTGGATTACGAGGAGCTATTGACGAGATAGAATGGACAAACCTAGGAAATGCACTTGGAAATTATTTTATGATTGCGTGGGATTTTCTTTCTGGATTTGTAAGTGATATGTCGAGAAGAAGTGATGCTGGAATCACTGGATGGGCTGAACTCGGCATTGCGCTCGGAAACGCTGTTGCAGGAGTGTTCCAGAAAATCGACTTTCCATCTATTGGGCTTACATTGGCGAATGGTTTGAATGGATTTTCAACAATCTTACAAAATTTCACGAACACTGTTCCATGGGACGAAATAGCGGTCAATATAACCACTGGAATCAATAATTTCATTACCAAAACAAAATGGGATGAATTAGGAGCTTCGTTAAGTGGATTTGTAATGAAGTTGTTAGGTACATTCCAAGATGTAGTACATCGAACAGATTGGAATGCGATAGGTGTTGCAATCGGAGAATTCCTTGGAAAGATCGACTGGGGCGGTATCTTGCTTACGGTCGGAGATATCATCTGGACAGCCTTTAGTGGAATGTTGTCTGGATTGTTTGATACAGGAACAGGAACAGTGTTTGTTGCGTTCGTAGGTGCTTTGGCGTTACTGAAAGGCGTATTTGGCTTTGTTGACTTGTCAACGAGCATTTCCGAATGGATAACAAAAGCGTCGAATACGTTTGGTGGATTCGGTGAATTAATAAAAACAAATGTTGTTCCTAAAGTGGCAGATGGAATTAGGCTTATCACTGGTGAAGGCGGTTTGTTCTCTAAAATCGGTTCGGCGGCTTCTAAGGTTGCAGGATTAGCAGGCAAGGCGTTTACGGGTATTGGAGATTTTATTACAACCACGGCGGCTCCTGCCATAAAGACTGGAGTTGATTTTATCTCTGGTACGATTTTCCCTAAAATTTCCTCAGCGGCGTCTACGGTTGTTGCAAAAGCTGGCCCGATATTAACCAGTATCGGAACGAAGATTTTCAGCCCAACAGGTCTATTGATTGCTGGAATTGCTGGTGGAGTTGCTCTGATCGTGACTCATTGGGATGAGATCAAGGATGCAGCATCGAAAGTGAAAGATTGGGTCGGAGAAAAGTGGAATCAGGTGAAAGACTGGACATCGAAAAAATGGTCTGAAATCAGCACTTCACTTTCTAAAACATGGGACAATCTGAAATCATGGGCTTCTGAAAAATTCACGAACATCAAGGACAGCGTTTCCAAGGCTTGGGAGGGAGCGAAGTCAGCAACTTCAAATTTGTGGTCGAGTGCGAAGAAAACCGCAGGAAATATCTGGGAAAGCATGAAGAGTGGCGCATCAAATATTTTCGGATCAATCGGCCGCAAGGTAAAAGAAACTTGGTCAGGAACGGAATCCGATACGTCAAAGGCATGGTCGAATTCCAAAAGACAGGTGGATTCTTCGATTAACGGAATTGATAGCTCTGTGAAGTCAAAAATGAACTCTGTGAAGAGCATCGTATCAAGTACGATGAACCAAGTTGGAAATATTTTTGAGTCAAAATGGCGTTCTATCAGTTCTACATCGACCAGTGCAATAGGCCAGATGCAGACAAGCGTCTCGCAAAAAATGGGAAATATGAAAAATAGTATTTCGTCTTCTATGAACTCTATTATCAGTTCCTATCGATCAAATTGGAAATCAATGGTGAACGTAACAAAAAGTGAAATGAATTCATGCGTGTCTGTATTTCGGTCATTTCCATCAAAAGTAAGTAGCGCAATGTCAAGTATGTACACGGTTGGAAAAAATGCGGCGAATTCATTCAAAAGAGGATTGCAATCTGTACATATTCCTACTCCACACATGAATATATCATCTTATTCCAAGCAAAGTGTTGGTGATAAGGTAATATCAATCCCTCGGTTCAAAGTCAAGTGGTATGCTCAGGGTGGTTTTCCCAATATGGGGGAATTGTTTATAGCCAATGAACGCGGGCCAGAACTTGTAGGAAGAATGGGAAACCGAAATGTGGTTGCAAATAATAATCAGATTATTTCTGGTATTGCAGAAGGTGTGGGACCTGCAATCTACAATGCGGTTTTAGCGGCCATGTCTCAATCAGTCGGAGGGAAAAATGGGGACGTTCATATAACTCTTGAGATTGATGGCGGTAAGCTGGTCACAAAAATCGTAAAAAAATATAATGAGATGAAAGGATCGGATCCAAACTTTGGATTTGTGTATTAGGAGGTGGTATCGTGAGTCAGCCTCTTGTGATTGGCAGTGTTACGATGCCAACCTTGAAAAAAGAAGGATTAACGATTACAAAAGAAAAAGTCTGGTCTGCGAATACAGGGAGGGCGGCTGACGGTAATTTAATAGGAGATCTAGTAGGGATCAAATATAAATTACAGTGTGAGTGGCCGCCTTTAAGTCGGGAGGATGTGGCAATTATTGATGCTGCTATTTCCCCCGCCTTTTTTTATGTGACTTTCCTGGATCCAGGAAGTAACAGTCGGATCACCAAAAGGTTTTATGCAGGTACTCCGACATATCCTGTATACAGTTATGTAAATGGAATGCTTACATATAACGGTGTAAAAGTAGATTTGATTGAAAAATAAACAGAATTGAGAGGAAAAAACGATGTTAAAAGGAACAAAAAGTATATCATTATCTTATCAATCAATAATCCATAATGAAGAAAGTGGAGATCGAATCGCAGTTTATATGTCTGCCCAAATCCCTGAGTCTGGCCGGAGCAACAGCAGTAAGACCATTCAGGATTTGGATCTGTACGAGGCAAATAAGGCGGAATGCCGCAAAGATATGGTTGACTTTGATAACTTGCTATTTGATCTGGAAGACCAGCAGACCCAGGAGGCAGGAGGATCAGAAGATACAGATGACAATCAGAAGAAGGAGGAAGCAGAGTAATGAAGATCAAGAATAAACAGATGGTGGCAGTTTTTAATGGAATTGCCAAAATCAAAAGGAAGCAGCTCCCGATCAAGGTTGGCTTTGCAATCAACAAAAATATGAAAGCTATGGAATCAGCGGCACAGGCATATGAAGAGGCACGTGCTGAGATTCTGGAAAAGTACTGTGCGAAAGATGAAAACGGACAGAATCAGACAAATGGAAATGAGTATGTGCTGAAAGACCGGAAAGCCTATGCTGAGGAGATGAACGAGCTTCTGGAAATTGAAATAGAGTTTCAGATCCATACCGTAACATTGGAAGACATAGAACGGTGTGACGATGGTAAATTTGACGCCCTTACACCAGAAGATTTGGAAATTTTGCAATTTATGATTGCTATGTAAAAAACGGATGGAGTGATAGGAAATGTATCAAGTTTCAGATGCCTTTTCTCAGTTGATTAAAGAAGACTCCAGAACATTTAAGGCTCTTATTTCTATTGATGATACAATAATAACGTCTGGAATAAAGAGTATAAAGGTAAACGGCGGTTCTAATCGTGGAGATGATTTCACGGTTGGATCTGCCGTTTCTCAATATATTGAGATGACTCTTGAGAGCATGGATGTTCAATTTGAAAGTAAAGAACTATTACTTCAGTTTGGCTTGGAAGTTAACGGATTGGTTGAATATGTGCCAATGGGGTATTTTACAACTAAGAAGCCGGACAAACAAGAGGATGTCATTTCAATTACTGCATATGATCGCATGATGAAAATGGAGGTTCCATGTTTTCTAAGTCTTCCGGACAAGACTACCACAACGGCGGTTTTATCAGAAATTGAAAATCTAACTGGAGTTCCGGTTGTAACGGAAGGTTTAGATTCTTTAAGTATAAACAAGCCAGTTGGCTATACGTGTAGAGAGGTACTTTCCTATATTGCTCAGATGTACGGTGGCTTTGCAATATGCAATAGAACCGGAGAAATTGAAATCAGAACATATATAGATTCTAATTATGAAATCAATACGAATCGGTATTGGGATGGTTTTACACATAGTGATATTCCATACATTGTAGAGAAAATCACGTGCTATATGGGACAAGATGAAGAAGGAAATGATATTTCAGTAAGTGCAGGGAGTGGCACAAGAGAAATCAGCTTCTCTAATCCATTTATGACACAAGCTATTTTAAATTCCGTATGGGACGTTATTGGAGATTTTGCATATATGCCGGGATCAATTCGGTTTCTGGGAGACCCGTGTATTGATCCATGGGATATTCTAACAGTAAAAGACAAAAACGGAACATCCTATAAAGTGCCAGTTATGTCTTTAACTGTAGAATTTGATGGTGGTCTTACAACGGAAGTGGAAGCGTCTGGAAAGTCGGAATCTGAGCAGGTAAATGGGTTTATAGGTCCTAAAACAAACGAAATGGATCGATACTATGCACAGCTTGTTTTGATCGATCATGCGCTGATAAACAAACTCGATGTTGATACGGCAAAAATTACATATGCAACCATTCAAAATTTGGAAGCTGTTAATGCTCACATTCAAAATTTGGAAGTTGAATATGGTGAATTTGAAGATTTAACAGCGGGGAATTTGGAAGCAATCCATGCAGTCATTAATGTCTTAGAAACCGACAGCGCCAATATCAAGTCCTTGCTCTCCGGAAATGCTGGGATCGGCGACCTCCAAAACATCCACCTTACATCGGCCAATGCCGTGATTGACAGCGCTCTGATCCGCAACGCCGTCATGCAGGCGGTGACAGTCAACGACCTTCTGGCCGGAACGATCAGCACAAATAAGTTCCGGATCGAGTCGGATGATGGCGGGATCTCCATTGTCGGCGCCACACAGCAGTGGAAAGACAAAAACGGCACAGTCCGGATGCAGGCAGGTCTGGACGCAAATGGTGACTTTACCTTTGCTCTGTTTAATGCGGAGGGCACCGGAACCCTGATCGACGATGAGGGGATCCATCCTGGGGCGATTGCCGACGGGATGATTGTTAATGATATGGTAGCGGACGATGCGGCCATCGCAGGAAGCAAGCTGGATATCGTCAGCCTTTTTGAGGAAATGAACGGATCCACGGAGGTTTTAAAGAGCAGCCG